TCCTACACCTGATCATTACTTATACAACCTAATAACCATGACATCCTCTGAAGCAAAGCGCCTTTGGAGGCGCAGCATAAAAGAGCACTTTGGCTGCACATGTGTTTATTGCGGTTCTACTTACGAATTACATGAACTTACTCTTGATCACGTTCATCCTCGCGTATTTGGCGGGGAGGACATTACCTCAAACATCGTCCCAGCTTGTTCCCGTTGTAATCAGGAAAAAGGAAGTACACACTGGCTCAACTTTATAAGAGCCACACACGGTGAAAACCGACTTAGAGAACATGTGATCCAGTCACATATCTCGTAAACAACATATCCACTTAAGTATTTAACGCCGCCTTCGGGCGGCTTTTTTTTATGTCTGATATTGCACGTCA